TTTTGACCCTCCACCCCCGCTACCCTAGCCTCAAGCCCCTCACTTGAGCACCGCCCCTTGGCCTTCGACGCCGCCCAACTCGCCGCCCTGGAAACCGCCGCCGCCTCCGGTCACCTGACGGTGCAGCTTGGCGACCGCCGCATCCAATACCAGAACCTCACGGACCTGCTCAAAGCCGTCGCCGTCGCCAAAGCGGACGTAGCCGCCGCCACCGCCACCAACCGCCAATCCAGACGCTATGCCGAATATGGGCGCGGCTATTAACCCCCCCCTGATCGACCGCCACGGCCGCCCCCTCACGGCCGCCCGCCGCTATGAAGGCGCCGCCGTCTCCCGGCGCACCGCCGACTGGACCACCAGCAGCACCGGCCCCAATCAAGAAATCCACGCCGATCTGGTCACGCTGCGCAACCGCCATCGCGACCTCATCCGCAACAATTCCTGGGCCGAGCGTGGCGTCACCGCCATCGTCAACAACGCCATCGGCCCCGGCATCCGCTGCACCTGGAGCAGCGCCCGCCGCCAAAAACGCTGGGTCGCCTGGTACGAATCCACCGCCTGCGACGCCGCCGGCCGCGCCGATGGCTACGGCCTCCAGGCGCAACTGCTGCGCGCCATCGCCGAATCCGGCGAGGTCCTGGTCCGTCGCCGCCCCGCCCGCGACCCCGCCCTGCCGGTCCCCCTGCAACTGCAAGTACTGGAGGCCGATTACCTCGACCACACCCGCAACGAAGCCAGCCCCGACGGCAGCTACAGCCGCCTCGGCGTCCAATTCGACAGCGACGACCGGCGCATCGGCTATTGGCTCTTCCGCGAGCACCCCGGCGACCGCGTGCGCTACGCCGACACCACCAGCATCCTGGTCCCCGCCGCCGAGATCCTGCACCTCTTCCTGCCCGAGCGCCCCAACCAGGTCCGGGGCGTACCCTGGGGCCGCAGCGGCTACCTGGCCCTGCGCCACGTCGCCGACTATCAGGATGCCCAGCGCGAACGCATGAGGCTGGCCGCCTGCTTCATGGCCTTCCGCCGCGTGGAAAACGCGGCCGACATCCCGGAGGAGTTGCAGCCCGAGGAATACAACCTCCTCGACAAGCTGGAGCCCGGCACCATCGAATATCTTGTGCCCGGTACCGAGATGCAATTCGCCACCCCGCCCCAGCCCACCGACGACAAACAATTCGTCATCGACCAGTTGCGCGCCATCGCCGCCGGCTACGGCGTGCCCTACGAAGTGCTGACCGGCGATCTCTCCCAGGTCAATTTCAGTTCCGCCCGCATGGGCTGGAACGAATTCGCCCGCAACATCGCCGCCTGGCGCTGGACCATGCTCGGGCCCCAGTTGCTCCAGCCCCTCGCCCGCTGGTATCTGGAAGCCGAGGCCCTGGTCACCCCCCGCCTGCAAGCGCCGGAAATCCCGCTGTGGACCGCGCCCGCCCGCATCATGGTCGATGAGGTGCGCGAGGTCCCGGCCTTGATCGAGAAGATCCGCGCCGGCCTCATCTCCATGCCGGAGGCCATCCGCCAGCAGGGCATGGACCCCGCCACCACCCTGGCGGAAATCGCCGCCTGGAATGCCGATCTCGACCAGGCCCGCGTGGTCCTCGCCACCGACCCCCGCCAGAACGTCACCGCCGCCGCCCCCGCCGTCATCGCCCAAGCCACGCCCACCGCGGCGGGGGATGAGCCGGATGAGGACGACGCGCCGATGGTGGATGCGCCGGACGCGGAGTCCGCCGGGATGAGAAGCGCATGACATGCGATCTCTTCACCTCTTCGCGGGAGCCGGTGGCGGAATCCTCGCCGATCTCATCCTCGGCCATACCCCCATCGCTGCCGTCGAAATCAATCCCTACTGTTGCAACGAGCTCAGACAGCGCCGCGATGATGGCTGGTTTCCAGGGCTCGCCGTCCACGAAACCGATATCCGTGAATTTGACGCATCCGAGTACACCGGAAGAGTGGATATCGTCGCAGGCGGCTTCCCTTGCCAGGATATCTCCGCCGCTGGCCGAGGGGCGGGCATCACGGGCGAGCGGTCCGGACTCTGGAGCGAGTTTGCCCGGATTATTGGCGTCGTTCGACCCCGCCACGTCTTCGTGGAAAACAGCCCAATGCTCACTCTTCGCGGACTCGATGTCGTCCTCGCTGACCTTGCCGCGCTCGGGTTCGATGCGGAATGGGACGTTATATCAGCGGCCCAGGTTGGCGCTCCCCATCGCCGAGAGCGAATCTGGATATTGGCGCACTCCGATGGCTTGCGATTGGAAGAACATGAGTTGCTCCAATCAGATCTATCTGCAAGATCAGGTGAAGTGGCCTACGCCGCGAGCACGGGATGGCCAGCCGGAGGGCCTGCAATCGGGCATGGACCGCATGGGCAAATATGCGACGTGCAGCCTGCCGACAGCGGTTGCCTTGTGGCCAACGCCAACCGTCTGCGGCAATTACAACCGCAAGGGGGCGAGCGCCAACAGCGGGGATGGGCTGGCGACGGCGGTTGCCAAATACGCGACTCCGCAAGCCATGGACTATCGCACCGGCCAAATCAGTCGCTGGAAAGACCCGGCCAGAACGCAAAACCTGAACGATCAAGTTGGTGGGCAACTGAACCCGACGTGGGTCGAGTGGCTCATGGGGTGGCCCATCGGGTGGACAGACTTAAAGCCCTCGGCAACGGCCAAGTCCCCCTGCAAGCCGCCTGCGCTTGGCGCCTGCTGGAACAGCGATATGAACAAACCCCTCCGCGTTAAAACCTTGGCCCCTAGCGCCCAGTAAATCCACCTCTTCGAGGCCGCCGCATGACCCACTCCCTCCCCCTGCAAACCCGCCTGGCGCGCATCGACACCCCGTCCGCTGCCGCCGCTGATGGCCTGGTCGCCCTCACCTGGTCCACCGGCGCCGAAGTGCGCCGCTACGACTTCTGGGAGGATACCCCCTTCCTGGAATCCCTGGACCTGGCCGGCGCCGACCTCACCCGCCTCAACGCCGGCGCCCCGGTCCTCGACTCCCATCAAGCCTACGGCCTGGCCCACGTCATCGGCGTGGTCGAACGCGCCTGGGTCGAAGGCGATCAAGGCCGCGCGGAAATCCGCCTCAGCCAGCGCCCCGAAGTCGCCGGCATCCGCGCCGACATCGCCGCCGGCATCCTGCGTAACGTCAGCATTGGCTACGCCATCCACGAAATCAGCCGCAGCAAAGGCGCCACCCGCGCCGACCCCGACCAGGTGCGCGTCACCAAGTTCGAGCCCCTGGAAATCAGCATCGTCCCCGTGCCCGCCGACGCGGGCGCCCAAGTCCGCCGCGACGGTTCCGCCGCCGCCTTTCCCCTCGTCATCCGGTCTCCGGAGGAGCAACCCATGCCTGATACCACTCAGGACGCCGGGCCGGAAGACCAGCCCGTCCCCGTCATCACCGTCACGGAAACGGCCGCCGCGCCCGCTCCCGGTCCCGATCTGGCCGCCGTCCGCGCCCAGGCCATCAGCGATGAACGCGCCCGCGTCACCGCCATCACCGACCTGTGCGCGCGCGTCCGCCAGGCGCCCTTAGCCGCCGACTACATCGCCGCCGGCTACGACGTGGAGCAGGCCCGCGCCGCCCTCCTGGACGTGTGGGCCGGCGCCAGCGGTCCCGCCATCCGCGCCGGCACCCGCGAGGAACCCGCCTCGCCCGCCGCCGCCTGGAAGGCCACCATTGCCAAAATCAACCAATCTCACGCCAGGGTATAAACCATGACCATCCTCACTGAAGGCCAGCACGCTGGCGAATTCCTCGTTTCCGAGGCCGAGAACAGCCGCTCCCGCGAAGTCATCACCATCGGCCGCAGCCAAACGCTGGTCGCCGGCCAGGTGGTGGCCCTAATCCCCGCCGACACCGGCGCCGTCACCGTCGGCGTGCCCGCCTTCACCGGCACCGGCAACGGCACCTGCACCCTGGGTGATCCCGCCTATGGCGCGGGCGTCCAGGAGGGCACCTACATCGTGCGCCTGCTGGAAGGCGTCGCCGCCGGCGGCAACTTCCAGGTCATCCGCCCGGACGGCACCATCGACGGCCTGGCCGTGGTCGGCACCGCCTACGAGGGCCAGGTGGTCTTCACCCTCGCCGACGGCTCCACCGACTTCAGCGCCGCCGCCCAGTTCACCATCGCCGTGGCCATCGCCAACGCCACCAACAGCGGCAAGTACGTCGCCTTTAACCACGACGGCACCGAGGGCAGCCAGATCCCCGGCGGCATCCTCTGGGATGCGGTCACCACCGGCGCCAGCGCCGACGGTTCCGCCGTCGCCATCGTCCGCGACGCGGAGGTCAACGGCGGCGATCTGGTGTGGCCCGCCGACATCGAGGCCGGGGAAATCACCACAGCCACCACCCACCTCGCCGCCCTCGGCATCATCGTCCGCTAACCGCGGCAGGAGTTATTCCCATGGCTAGCATGGACATCTTTTCTCAAAATGCCTTCAGCATGGTGTCGCTGACCGAAGCGATCCAGGATATCGAAATCCCGCCGCAGACCATCGGCGCCATGAACCTGTTCGCCCCCCGCCCGGTGCGCACTACCACGGTCGCCATTGAGCGGGTGGCCCAGGAACTCAGCCTGATCCACACCTCGGCCCGCGGCGCGCCCCTGGACCAGCAGGACGCCATCAAGCGCACGATTCGCGACTTCCGCACCACGCGGCTCGCCAAAGGCGATACCGTCTATGCGGACGAGATCCAGGGCATTCGCGCCTTCGGCTCCGAGACGGAAATGCAGCAGATCATGCAGGTGGTCGCCGAACGCCAGGCCCGCTTGCTCAATGACCTGGAGCTGACCCACGAGAACCTGCGCCTCGGCGCCTTGCAGGGCATCGTCAAAGACGCCGACGGCGCGACGCTCTACAACTGGTACACCGAGATGGGGGTCAGCCAGGCCGGGGAATTGGACTTCGACCTGGACAACGCCGCCCCCGCCGCCGGCGCCCTGGGCCTCAACTGCGACAAGGTGGTGACGCAGATGCGCCAGGCCGCCAAGGGCGGCTGGGTGGCTGGCACCCGCTGCATCGGCCTGTGCGGCACCGCCTTCTGGCGCGACCTGATCGCCCATGCCGAAGTGGCCAAGCTGCGCGAGCTGCAGACCCTCTACGGCGATCAGACCGGCCTCGCCGCCCTGCTGGGCCTGTCCGGCAACAGCCTGCTGGAATACGGCGGCGTGACCTTCATGCGCTACTGGGGCACCGACAACGACTCGACCGTCGCGGTGGACAGCAACTCGTGCAAGTTCTTCCCGATGAACAGCCCCGGCACCTTCGTCGTGGCCCACTCCCCGGCGGAGAGCTTCGAGTTCGTCAACACCCTGGGTCGGAGCCGTTATGCCCTGCTGATCCGTGACGACAAGCGCAACATGTGGGTGATGCCCGAGGTGTACAGCTATCCCCTCTATCTGTGCACCCGCCCGGCCATGCTCCAGCGCGCCAAGCGCACGTAAGCCGCCCGCTAATCGCCGCCAGGGACGGCGGCTCGACTGAGGGACCCTCATGGCCAACGCCACCGCCAATGTCACCCTCACCAGCAGCTACGCCCTGCTGGTGACCGCCGGTGATGACTTCCTCCTGACCTTGCCGCGCAATGACGGCCAGGTCGAAATCGTGACCATGGCCGCCGAGTCCGCGCCCAACGCCGCCCTCATCGGCCATTGCCTGACCCCCGCCCACCGCGAGGGCCTCAACCGCGCCCTCATCGGCCCCGGCTATGTTTACGGCCGCGCCCCCGCCGGCGATGCCCGCATCACTTTGAGTCACTGGACGCCCGCCTAAATGGCCCAGCTTGCCGCCCTCACCCGCCTGACCGGACTGACCGGGCTCACGGCCCCGGGTGATCCCGCCCTCGCCGCCATGCTCGCCGGGGGCATCGTCCTGCTGGACAGCGACGGCAATTACCTGCTGGACGATGGCGGTCATGCGCTCTACGCCGCTGACGAATTGTTTGCCCTGGCCGATGGCCGTGCGTTCGGCACGGCTGATGGCGCCCTCTACGGAGTACCTGCCTGATGGCGATCCCGGTTTATACCTCGACCCTGGCCAACGGTGCCGCGGTTGACGCCGCCCTCGGCCAAGCAGCCCCCGCCCTGCAAGCGGGGGACGTGGGCACCGCCGCGGCCGCCGACTTTGGCGACTTTGCGACCGCCGCCCAGGGCGGCCTGGCGGACACCGCCATCCAGCCGGGCGATATTGGCACCGCCGCCGCTGCTGACTTTGGAGATTTCGCCACGGCGGCGCAAGGCGGCATGGCCGATACCGCCGTCCAGCCCCATACCGCCGCCCAACTCGGCGTGGCCTCCGACTACCTGGATATTGCCGCGGATGGCACCCCTACCCTGGTTGGTGGGGCGACGGTCTTTGATGACCTGCTCCCAACGACCTATATCCAGCTTACGGGCGGCGCCGCGCCGAATATCACCCTGGTCGGTGATTCCAGTGTGTTGCGTGCCCAGGAGTTCGCGGACTCCTCCGCCGCCGAGGAGATGAACGCCATCTGGCAGATTGTCCACGCCGCGAAAGTGGGCGCCGCCTTTTCGCCGCACCTGCATCTCTATGTGCCCGATGACGGGACCGGCGGCGATATCGTCTTCAGCATGGTCTATCGCTTCACGCCGATCAACGGCACGGGCGGCGCGGACAGTGCGCCGGTGTACGGCACCCTCACCCGCGCGGCCAATGCCGGGATCAATGGCAACGCCATTGTCGAATTCGACCCCATCACCCCCGCCAATGCCACCATCTCGTCGATGTTTCACGCCCGCTTCCAGCGGGTACAGGCGGGCGCCGATACCTTCGGCGGCACCTGCTGGTTGCTGAGTGCGGACTTGCACATCGAGATCGACGCCCTGGGCTCGAAAGAGGAGTACGTCAAATGATCGGCATTGAATTGAGCTATCCCGCCGCCGGGATTGACGAACGGCTGGCCCTGGCGGAGACGGCGCTTCAGCCGGGGGCCGACCTCGCCGCCTTCACCTCCGGCGCCGCCACCAGTGGCCAGGTGCCGACCGCCGATGGACTGGGCGGCATTGACTGGGCGGAACCCACGGGCGGCGACATCTCCGCGCTGTCCGTGCCGCTCACCGGGACCGGGGTCATGCTTCTACCCGGCGAGGCCACCCTCGACTTTCGGCTGACGGCTTATGACAGCTACAGCACCTACATCCTCACCGTGGACCATGGCACGGTCACCCGTACCGGCGACCTGATCCACTACGCCGCGCCCGCCTATGCCTGCACCGCCACCCTAACCATCTCGTGGGGCGAAATCGTGCGCACCCTGGTTTTTACCGTGACGGGCAACGAGTTGTTCGCCCAACCAGAAGCGCCACCATCGAGCTTTGGCGAGCCCCACCTCGGCGGTTACTACGCGGGGGCGGTGTGGGACGAACTCTGCACCGCCACCGGCAGCGCAGACATCAGTACCGGGGCGAAAACCCTCACCATCACCGGAGCCGCCCTGCCGTTGTATTTTGGCCAGCAAGTACGCCTCGCGCCGGGGCCTACCAATGCCGGCCAGGTATTCATGGAGGGGACAGTTGTCAGCCGCAGCGACACCCAACTGACCCTGGAAATCACCAGCGTCGAGGGGGCGGGCACCTTCTCCAGCTGGGTCATCGCCACGCGGTGGAAGGTGATCGTTGCCCCCAAGGCGGGCGGCGAAAACGACAGCGTCATGTACAAAAACGCCAATACAGCCGCCCCCGCCGCCTGCTGGACCTTGACCAGCGGCAAGCGCGCCACCGACGCCATGATTGCCGCCGATACCTCCACGGTTTATCCCATGGCGCATTGGGCCGCCAGCTTACGCACTGCTGGCGGTACAGGGCTCTCAGGCTATGACGACTGGTATATCCCGGCGCGGGACGAACTGGAGCTAATCTGGCGCAACCTGAAGCCCGTCACCAACGCCAATTACATTAACCAGGACCGCTACAACGCCGCCGCCTACACGAGCAACGCCAACAAGGACGACCTGACACAGCGGCACGGGGTGAACCGCAATAGCGACCCAGCGGGCGCCGCCTATACCGCCAGCATCCCCGGGCAAACGGCAGCCGCCGCGTTCCAGTCCACCGGAGCGGAAAGGTTGGAGTTCGGTAGCGTCTGGTACTGGTCGAGCTCCGAGTCCTCGGCCACCTACGCGTGGATCCAGTACTACAACTCGTCCTACCCCGGGTACCAGAACCTCAACAATAAGTCGAACACCAGTCGGGCGAGGGCGGTGCGGCGATCAATTCTTTAATTCTTTAATCCTTTTCGACGCTTAGTCTATGGCACAATATCAGCATCTTCCGATCTACAAGGCGACGTATGACCTCTTGGTCGCGG